CAAACTAAGCTGCGCTTAACAAACTAAGCTGCGCTTAACAAACTAAGCTGCGCTTAACAAACTAAGCTGCGCTTAACAAACTAAGCTGCGCTTAACAAACTAAGCTGCGCTTAACAAACTAAGCTGCGCTTAACAAAATTAATATCCTGGGGATATTAATTTTAAACCTTGGGGTTTAGATAGTCATTGAAATGGAAGAGAGTAAGGTGCTCCATGATTTCTTTGTTCTTATCCATTAGGACAGAGTAGATATCCAGGTTCCTCTTTATTATTTCTTTAGTCTTGCGGGTTTCTTCTACCTGAAAACCTCTCTGTATATACTTTTCTTTTCTGCTTAGCATGCGCTCTCTAACCACTCGTTCATACTTTTTCTTGTCCAGACGAGAGTCGATACAAGACTTTTCACTGAAGGAAACCAGAGAGGAAGGTATAATATAATCTTTCCTTCTAATAAGCTTGTTCCAGTCCTTGACATACAACTTGCCTTTTCTGTAAGCAACCTTAACCAGGTCCATGTCGAAGCTGTAGTAGATAAATCGCATAGGTGTTTGTTCAGAGACGGGTATGTGGTTGAAAGACAGTCCTCCACACCTGTAAACACGAGTTATATAACTAGAAATATGCTCGTAAACATTACTTTCCACATACTCCATACCAGAGAAGGAAAGCAACTTGGAACAAAAAGGCATCTTCTCATAGTTTACGTCATAATAACCTTTTACTTGTTCGTATATGTCGATGTCTCCAGGCTGCCAAGAGCCACCACACAAGAGACTTAGTATGAAGGAACCTGCCACCACTACTCCAGTCTCATCTATCTCTTGCATAATCTTTTCTGCATCGGAAGAGAAAGCTGATAACTTGTTAACCAACATCTTCCTAATGTCAGGCAAGGGAACACAGTTATAGTAAGAGGAACATGCTTGTCTAAGAGAGACAATGTCTATATAAGGTAGATAATCTGTAATGCATAGAATTAGTTCTCCAGGAAGGTCTTCCATGATAATACTGTCGTAGCAAGGCAATATACTTACTGCGCTTCTTCTTCTCTCAGAACACCAAAATTAATATCCTGGGATATTAATTTATTCCACATGAGGAGTGACTTGTTTGCAAGTCACTCCTCGTTCAGGGAAAGACCATTCTCTAAAAGAAAGGCTAGAAAGCCCCCTTCCTTGTCCTCTTCTTGTTCCTCCTCTTCTATCATCCTCTCATCAGGTTCTTCAGGGTTCAGGTAATAGTTAAACCCAAAACTCTTTAGGTAATAAACTAAATTTTTCCTGTGATCATGGAATCTACCCTCACGTACACATGTAAACAACTCATAGGCCTCATCGAGCAGTTCTTCTTTCTTGTCTGTCTCGGTAATAGAGAAACCTCGTTCTTGATACTTGTTCTTTCTATATTCCATCTTCTCCAGGGCTACTTCTTTGTACCATCTCTCTCCGGGAGAGGTCACTTGACCGAGAAGAGCCAAGGAAGCAGGCACAATAAGATCCTTTCTCTGGATAAGCTTGTTCCAGTTCTTTACATAAAGTTTTCCCTTGTGATAGGCAATCTTAACCAAGGTCCGCTACGCGAACACCGCAAGGGGTTCCATGTCAAAGCTATAGTAGATAAATCTCATAGGACTAACATAGCCAATGGGGATGTGATTAAAGAGCAAGTCCTTCTCATGTTTACTTTTGTACATGCGAGTTAGAAAGAGGGAAGGTACTCGTACCTGTGACAGTCAACGTATTCCATGTTAGTAAAGGTTAGCAAGAGTTCGCAGTAAGATTGGTGACCAACGGTCACCAATCTAACGACAGAAAGGCATATCTTGATACTTGTATTCGCCCCAACTCCGACTACCTTCAAAGATATCTATATCGTTAGGTTGCCAGACACCATCATAGAGAACATGTAGGATAAAGGAACCTGCTATTACAGTAAGGTTGGAGCATCTCGTGCTCCAACCTAACGACAGTAAGATAGATGACCAATGGTCATCTATCTAACGACTGCTCCACTCTTATCTATCTCTTGTATAATCTTCTCTGCGTCGAAACTATAGGGTTGCAACTTCTCAACCAACAACTTTCTAAAGTTTGGACAAGGTAGAGAATCACGATAACTAGAACAAGTTCTTCTCAAGGACACAATGTCCACGTAGCACATGTATTCCGCAACGTGAGAGATTAGTCCTTCTGGAAGAGAACTCATGCTGATAAAGCGCCTCTTCTTCTCTCAGAAGAACCAAAATTAATATCCCCAGGATATTAATTTACTTTACTATGGTCGAGAACACCTTGTGTTCTCTTCTAACGACAGTAAGGTTGGTGTGCAACGCATACCATTCTAACGACAGTAAGGTTGTGTTGCCTTGTAACACAAACTAACGACAGTGCTCTCACTCTTTGTTCTCATCCTCTTAAAATGTCTGAACAGCATTTTGGTTTGACCTTTTGTGAACTCTTGGCCATCTTGGTGGTGTTTGTTTTATCACGAGTGGTAGCAGAACCGTGGATTCTAGCCATACGTAACGCTTACTTTAATGGTTTGGAGAAGGACATGGATTGCACTTGGGACACTGTCATCTATGCAGGCGTTATAACCTTGAGCGTAGTCTTTGTTCTCTTGGTTCTAGATTTCTTTACTTTGGTACCTGGTGGAACCAAGAAGGTGTTTATCTAACCTGCCTTCTTGGTTCTTGGAGGTGTTTATCTAACCTGCCTTCTTGCCAAGGAGAAAGCATTTAACCCCATCCAAAAAGTAACACGTTTGGAATTTTAAAGCTGGCCGAAATGCAGGCTGACGATTTGTTTGAGAAGAAGGTTGCTCTGGATGAACATATAAACTTTATCAGGGAGCAGTTGCTCTACACTGATGACCCTGTGGAGACAAAGCGTCTTCTTGCAACCTTGGATGATTTACTCGCTGAGCAGATGCAACTAGAAGACTATCTCGAAAAACCCAGCTTTGTAAAAGAAACCAAACAAAGGTTGCCTGCTCTCGGTGCTAAACCTCTAGGCAGTATCAAGGTTGGTATGTTTGTTAGAAACAAAGATAAAGGAGAATGGTTTCTTCTTTCCACCAAGCGATCCAGCCACATGATAATCATAGGAGAAGAAAATAACCAGACCATGTACGTTAACAACAACATCTACTCTCAGGTCTGGGAGTATCGTGAGTGAATGACCCTTGTGGTTATTCTCATGCTATTGCATGAGAATAATTTTATTTTGTGTCCTTAAAATGCAAAGGGACGATCTGTTTGAGAAGAAGGTTGCCTTGGACGAACACATAAACTTTGTCAAGGAGCAACTGCTCTACACTGATGATCCTGTAGAAACGCGTCGTCTTATTGCAGTTCTAGATGATCTGGTAGCAGAACAGCTACAACTAGAGGATTATCTTGGAGAAGATTCCTATGAACCTCAAAGGAGATCTCCTTCAGGCTTCCACAACAAGTACACCACTTCACCAAACAAGGAAGAGGTTTGGAATAGTTTTGGACAAAGATATCCCACTAAACCTTTAGTTTTTATGCAAATCGGAAACTGGATCAGACCTAGAGGAGGTAGTGAATGGTTTCGTGTCTTAGCCAGATATCCTGAATACACTAGCATAGTAGGAGAAGACAACAACCAGACCATGCATATTAATAGAAACAGATACAACGAGCCTTGGGAGTATCGTGAATAAGGGCTCTGGTAAATTATTCCTATGTGAGAAAAGAACATAGGAATAATCTTTTTTTGGATATGGAACGTGACACTGTGGACGAGTTTGGATATGTGCGTAGGGATAACCTGTTGGAGAAGAAAGCAGACCTAGATGCACAGATTGTCATCCTGCAAGAACAGCTCTTGTTGGTTGAGGATAGGAAGGAAAGAGACAGACTCTATTCTGCTTTGGATGCTCTCCTGGCAGAACAGATGCAGATGGATGATTACCTGGCACAAGAAGAAGTGCAAGCACCGGAAAGAGGAGTAGCAAACTTTGTCAGCCAGTTTGCTGGATGGGGAGATGATGAACCCTCCTCCACTCCTCTCAAGAGCTTTGAAAGCACTGACCATGCCAGGTCCGTAGGTGATAAACTTGCAGACATTGAGCCAGGCAGGCTAGTTATGCTCTCTTCTGCTTCTTCTCTCGAGTTTGGTTTTCGTTGGTACAAGCTTTTGGCTGGCGATGAAGAAACTGGATACTTTGTAGAGGATGAGATCAGAGACACCATTATCCAGGTTAGTAAAGAACTAGCACAAGAGAGATGGATTCATCGACCTCCACCCAGCAGTGAGATCAAGAACTATCACCTAGGTCACGAGACTAGAAGTTTGGACAGGATAGAAAAGAAGAAGATGGTTAAACTACTCAAACCAGGCCATGCTCTTTGCGAGTGGTTCCTCTACTTTGGTGAGGATAGAGAAGGAAATTATATTCTCTGGGATGAGTATGGTAAGGAAGTTAAGGTTGGTCCCGGACTAGCTTGTGAGGAGTGGGCTTTTTGTGAACCGGGGCAACTAAAGGGTAAAGGCTGGTCGTAAAAAGCTTCACACATAATATTCAAGGGTAACCCTTGAATATTATCCTCGTCTCTTGTTTGATACGAGCATCTTATAGGTTTGTATCCGTTCATGTCTACATCGTTCCTCCTCAAACTCTCATCTAAGGGTAATAATTAAGATCGTGGACCTTAATTATTCTTGTTAGATTCAACCCATCTCTACTCGTTAGCTTGAACCGCAAGGCGGTTCAACCTTACTTCCGTTGAAATGGGTTGCAAGGCAACCCATCTCTACTTTCTCTTCATCCAGATTAGCCAAGAGCTGAATATTCTACGAGAAGTGGTTTTGCACTCACCAATGGCACCGTAGTAGTAAAGTAGCAACCTAACCTGATCAGGAGAGAGGATGATATGTGCCCTCTCGTAAGGAGTAGGGGTGTAGATGCGATACCTGCAAACCTTTTGTATCATGAGCTTCTCAAAGTCGTGTGCACACTTTAGAGTCTCTGCTGAAAAGTCTACAAAGGCAGAGAAAGTCTTTCCAGTAAAGTTTGTAAAGGTGTCTGGCACGTAGAGAGTAGAATGGTACTTGATAGACATGTACAGACAGACTAGATAGCGCAAGATAACTCCTCTCTCAGAATGGTACTTGCCCGAGTTTGAAGCCTCCACTTTCTTAATGCCTTCAGGGTAAGTTACATGCAAATAGTCTAGGTAACGATCAAAGAGCATGAGTGAAGTAAAGAGAATGCGTGGACTATACCATTCTATCTCTTGAGCGTGGTTAAAGATGTCGTTAACTACCCCTACTGCCTTGTCTCTTTCGAAACAAGAGTGTATGCTGAAGAGGATCTCTGGATCTGCTACGGGAGGATTCTTGGTTCTAATCTCGATGATTAGATCTTCTCTCTTTCTACAAAAGTATGAGTCTAAACACTCTGTGGCCGTGTATCTCTTTTCCGGATTGGGTGCCAACATTCCAGACAAGAGTTGTAGCAGGTGCTGATAGTCTCTCTTGCCAAACTCTTCTATCTGCTCTGGAGAGAGACCAATAAAACCAGGCAAGACTTCTTCCGGCTTTTTAAACTTTTGTAAAGCGCGCCACACTTCCTCTTCATGACCGCGAAAGAGAGGTTTCTTGGCCAGACATTCTGCCAAAACACAACCCAAGGACCAGATGTCTGCCTTGTAAGAATAAGAACCTACAAAGACCTCTGGACTGCGATACCAAGCCGTAATAACCCTAGGTGTAGGCTGTCCTTGCAAGGTGTGAAACTTTGATAGACCAAAATCGCATAGTCTAACCGAACCCTCTGAGGGTGTATCACCCACCCTCGCAAGCGAAGATGCATCACCCACCCTCGCAAGCGAAGATGCATCACCCACCCTCGCAAGCGAAGACGTATCACCCACCCTCGCAAGCGAAGATGCATCACCCAGACTCTTCCAGAGAATGTTTGAAGGTTTGATATCACGATGGATTATGCCTTTGGCGTGAATGTATTCTAAAACTAGTAAAAGTTGTAGAACGATGCTTTTGTACTGCTCAAAACCCATACCATGCCTGTAGATGAGATCGTGTAGATCCGTATCTGCATTCTCTAAAATAAAAAAGAGTTCATCGCTACGAATGTCGTGACCAGCAAGAGGAGAGAGAGGTTTCTCTAGGGGAGAAGAGAAGGAGAGACCTTCGAAAGAAACAATGTAAGGGTGACCCTTGAGCTTGGTTAACATGTCTAGCTCTCGCAAACTGCCATGAAAGCTAATATGGTTGTCTAGAGTATTTCTCTTCAGGGCAAAGATCTTTTCTTTATGTTCTACTTTGTATACTGAGCCGTAGGCTCCCTGGCCAATCTTCCCCAGAACTTTCATTTAAGATTAGAAAAAATAGATTTAAGCTTGTTAAAAGATGTTTGCCTTGCCTAGTCTAGGAGGAAAAGTAGCAGGAGCAAGTATCACTCCCTCATCCTCTTCTCTCACGCTTGAGTCAGTCATCGATGTGCAGGTGGTACCTAGTCACAAGAAAACCTTTACTCTTTCTTCTTCTCCTCAGGTGGAGAGGGATAGAGTAGAGATTCCCATCGTGTCTGCACCTCGTCTCTCTCCTCTAGCAAAGAACGTTCCTGCTCCCACAAGAGGAACGAGAGGCACTTCACGTACTACTCGCTCACCTAGGATGAAGCGGATAGACAGAGAAGCCTACATTGCGGCACTAAAGTCTCTTCCTCCCCTACCCAAGGTGCAAAGCGAACCTCAAGGTCTTTCTCTCGCTCTACCTCAGATTCCCCAGGTTCCCATTATGTTACCCAATGTAGCCTCTTCCACCTTTGAAGACATTCCTCAAGAGGTCGAAGAACTCGTCTCTGAAGATGACATCTCTGAACCTGAAGACGAGGACGAGGAGGATATCCCTCGGGAACCTGAAACCTTCAACTGGGGTTCTGAACCTGAAGATGAAGACGAGGAAGAATACTAACCCTGCCCTGGTTTAGATAATATATTATTTGAGATAATATATTAGACATGCGCGAAATATTCCTAGAGTGTAACATTAAGACCTTGTGCAGGTTGTATAGGTCTTGTTCTAGTTTCTACCTACTTCTCAAGGATGAGAGCTTTTGGAAGACCAAGGCAAAGAAGGAGAATGTGCTTGCCAACCTTGACCCTCCTCTTAACATTCGTACTTTCTATTGTTTCTCTCGATCTAACGACCTAGTATACAAACCCAAGAGAATAAGTAGATATGCTACCGATGATGTCTTTTACAGTACCGACGTGACACATCTGGAAAGGCTTTCTTTTGTTAAACTAGACGAAGAGACAACCTGTTGGTTGGAATTAAAACAAGAACTCTTGCAACTAGCGAGGGAAAAGAAAGCAGAACTTCTTTCCAGACTTTTACTAGTCACGGTAGGAAGTGTCATCACACTGCACATCTTTACCAGGTTGACAACTAAGACTCCCTCTTTCGACTTTGGTACGGAAGGTTATTATTTTAAACATGTGTATCGAGAAGTGGACAAGGAAGAGGCTTTCAGAGTCTTGTATCTCTTGTTTATACAAGAGGCTCAGGGATAATAATTAACCTATTAGGTTAATTATTAGCAAGAACCGGACAGGTCTAGATCATGTAGTTAGGATAGAGTACACTGGCTATAACAAACACGAGAAGGGTATGCAGCTTACCTTCTATATAGTATATCGTACAATTGCAAACAACGTTGAGCACGAGATATTCTAAATTACCACATTGGAAAAATCATATAAAAGGGGATGTTGTCTGCAAAGCAAAAGCCCAGAATTAACCTTTTTCAAGAATATTACGTGCCCAAGGACGAAGCCAGAGCACGAGAAGTGGACTTTTGCTTTTCTCACAACTCTACCCTAGAAGAGGTTAGTAGTTATTATATTCTAGTGCATTCGGACGAGGAAAGACAAAAGATTTCTTCTTTGTTAACCGAGGACGTGTTTAACAAGGTTATTCTGGTGCAGATAAAGGACAAGAGACCTACTTTTGGTCAGCTTTTCACTATAATTGCCGATTACTCTGACGATGAGGATGTAAACATCTTTTCCAACTCTGACATTGTCTTTGATGGTACTCTCTCCCATCTCTGCAAACTAAAGAAGGAAGAGTTTATATGCCTGACTCGCTGGAACGTAACCGGAGCCTACAAAGCTCCCTTTCCTAGTTCTGTACTTCAGGTAAAGTCTTTTGCTAGTCATGACACTTGGATTTGTAAAGGCCTACCTTTACAAAACCTCTTTTCTGTAAACTTTACCCCTGGAGTTTTGGGTTGTGATATTAGTCTGGCCCATCACGCAGAAAAGGCAGGTTACAAGACTTTTAACCCTTGTCTTTTGCTAAAGAGTTACCACATTCATCGATCCAATGTGCGCTACTATGGTAGAGATAGAGTTCCCGGACCTTATTCTTCCGTACTTGCTTGTTTCTGGTCAGATAAGCCCTGTAACAAACCCAGTGTGCAAACCTTTCTCTTTGTAAAAGGATGTTGGGATAATCTTTTCTACTATGATTACATCTTTGGAAAGAAGGGATAATATTTAACCGACCTTGTCGGTTAAATATTATGTGGAGTGTTACTAGAATGGTTCATCCTTGTACGTCTTGTAGACGAGATAAGACATGGTTATAGGATAAAACGCGGCGCCAACCATGGCTGCACCAAAGCTTTCCCACCTTGACATACCTCTGTTATACCCTTCTCTTCCTGCAATCCAACCAATAGGGACAGCAGATGGCAACATGCCAGTAGTGTAAAGATCCATGAATCTGTGGAAGCGTTGCGAGCGAGACATTGTTTAATGCTCTACATCTGGAAAAGTCATAAGCATGTAAGGTATAGACAGAGGATAAAAGAAAGAATATAGCACAGACCTATAACAGACTCTAAATAGACCAACAGAGAAAGATTGTCTTTTTCTCATAGACTCCTCAAAGCCTACTGCCATACCAATTGGGAAGGAAAAGACCCGTAGACCTTCCAGGTAAGCTTCAGCAATGACCTTTGTTCTACCCTGAGACATTTTATTTCCTACGATGAACTCACTTGCAGCAGAGAACATAGCACATATACTTTCTTTTCTCTCACCACTGGACCTGGTAAGGTTCTCTCTTTCTTCTTTTCAGTTATACGAGGAGAATAGACTCTTGATCGAGAGTTATCGTGCTTTGCAACACAAGAGACCTCCATATCTAGAGTGTATCAAGAGCATAGTAATAAAAGAGTATTACAAGAATGGTATCAGGTTTACAGAGCGACCTGGGGGTTTGCTAACTATCTACAATGCAGAACTTAGGCAAACCATCTTCATGTCTGTAAATCTAAAACTTGCAGGCTTGGGTGATACAAGGTCAGGCTTGGGTGATACAAGGTCAGGCTTGGGTGATACAAGGTCAGGCTTGGGTGATACAAGGTCAGGCTTGGGTGATACAAGGTCAGGCTTGGGTGATACAAGGTCAGGCTTGGGTAGAAAGACCTGTACTTTGCGTAAAGGTCAGGTTGCCATGGTTTACCTAGATGCTGATTGCTTGAGTAAAAACTCTCCCACAGGAGAAAGATGCGATTACGGTTCTCTCTACATCACAGAGAAGAGTCCAAGAGAGACCTACATAGAAGAACGAGGAAGAAAGTTTACAAGGGTCTCCATAGCCATAAACTTTATCATGGCTTGTATCTTTTGTCTGCTTCTTATGTGGCAGTCTTTCCATCTCGTATAAGAAATATATCTAATAACCCTCAAGTATGGGTTATTAGATAGCAATGCTAGACACGACCAGTGGTCTTTACATCTTATTGGTGTAATCACGCTCCAAGTTTACGCCAGTAAACTCCAGTCCAATCAACCTTGATTATGGGTTCTGTAATATCTCTAATCTTTCTAAAATCATCCACTGCACGCGCACAACCGGGACAAGATAGGTAATCATCTACTATGATAAATCCTCCAAGAGAAACCTTGTCGTAAAGTGCTTCCAGAGTTTGTATGGTGGAAGAGTACATGTCTCCGTCTAGACGGAGAATAGAGAGTTTCTCGAAAGGCAGAGAGGGAGAGAAGAGAGTATCAGAAAAGAAACCCTTGAGAAAGATAACCTGGTTATCGAGAAGAGAGAATTTCTGAAAGTTATCCTTAACCTGTTCCTCAGACACAGCCAAGGCTTCAAACGTATGCCATCTTGCTCCAGCATCATGAACATACTTTGGGTCCGGAGGGGGTAGACCTTGGAAGGAATCTGCCACTATAACCTTTCTCTCTTCTTGGTAAGTATCGATGATGCCCTTTGCAAAGATACACGCTCCTCCTCTCCACACACCCGCTTCCAAGAAATCACCTTCCACCTTTTCTCTAAACACAATCTCTAGCAACTCTCTAATGTTGTTCAAGCGAGCTAGACCAATCATGCTCACTGCTTCAGAGGGCCAAATCTTACCCTGAGCTATCTCTTCAGGATAGACCTTTTCTCCATCCACAATCTTAATCTTGAAACAGGCATCAGAGATACTGTCACGTAGAAGAGTCAGGTATCTATCCCGAAGGTCTTGCATTTACCTAGGCGAATAATAATATTTAATAGGTTACTCGTTAACATCTAGGTTGGTGACAAGTTAAGGTTGCTCTTGAGAACGATTGGCACCCTTTGAGAAGAAGGTTCCTTCTATGCTAACTAGTTTGGTTAGGATAACCTATAATATATAACCTTATTCGAGGTTATATATTAACTGTGACTGTTACTTGCGATAATAGTACGGTACACTTACAGGATAGAGGAAACAGGCCAGGATAATCTTTGCACCTATACTGGGCATGGCAAAGTAAAGATCACGAGAACCTTCTCCTACAGTATGTTCTTTACCTATTTTAGAACCCAATGGAACACATGACAGAACCATTCCTGTAAAGTAGGCGAGAGAAAATCTAAAAGACATTTTCTCAAGTCTTGTGTCTCATTCGCTCCTGTAGACTGTTACCAAATCCTCTATCTGTGTTTTAGAAGAGATAGAGAGAAGGGCCAGGACAGAACTATTTTTGGGGGTTTGGACAAGTGTGAGCAATCGTTCTCACCAATTTCTTTTAGACCCTTTTCTAAAAGTATTATACCCTAAAAGAAATTGGTGAGAACGATTGCTCACACTTGTCCAAACCCCCAAAAACTATTTTTTGGATCTCAGACCTTTAGACCCTTTTCTAAAAGTATTATACCCTAAAAGAAATTGGTGAGAACGATTGCTCACACTTACCCTAACCCCCCAAAACTATTTTTTGGTTTGGAGACCTTTAGGGTTCTTTTCTAAAATTAGATATGTAAGTAAAGAACCCTAAAGGTCTCCAAACCAAAAAATAGTTTTGGGGGGTTAGGAGAATTGGTCACCAAACGTGACCAACTTGCTTTTTCTCTCTACTTTATTCTTCTGAGATACGCAAAGGAAACGTCCTCTGACAATTATTTTTTATCGACGAAAGGCGCTCCGGGGAGCAAAGCCCTTCTCTCTAAATATTACATACCTTGAAAGTTTCCTCGGTATAAACAACGAATTTAGTAAGAGTAAAAACTCTTACTAAACTTAACCAAGCCGGTTAGCAACCGGCTTAACCAAGCCAGATATTATCTGGCTTAACCAAGCCCCTCCATGAGATAGTCTAGACTGCCCTTCTCCAAAAGATCAAGAGGATCATCCTCGATTTCATCCCAAAGTAGATAAACTATAAACTCCAAGATACTCTCAAACATGTTTGTAGATGTAAGATAATTCCTTTCGTGCCTCACCTCCATATTCTATATCGAAAGAGTACAGAGTTAGTCGGCCATCGGAAGAGAGAACGTTAACTTGGTTAGCAACTTGTGTATCAAACACGGCTATGCTCTTGTTATCAGAACAGTGTATCTGAGCAAAGGAGAACTCTGATTTTACATAGTCTTGCAACCCAGAAGGCAGGATGGAGAGATCTGCTATAAAATTCATAGATGATTTCTGTGACTTTGAACTGTCCAAAACGTTAAAGATGTGCACAGTGCCCTTGTCTGAACAAACACACAACCATTCCGAGTCAAAAGAAAAGGACATGTGGGTTATCTTGGCTGGATCTTTACCTCGGCGCAGTTTGGCTACACTCTTTCTCACAGATGAGGTATGTCCATCCCTCGTAGAAGAGGTATGTCCATTAAATATTTTAATTACCGTACCTTGAGAGGAAGCAGTGGCTAGAAGCGTAGCTTCTCTGTTCCAACAGAGAAAGCCAATCTTGTGATCGTGAGCCTTGAAGGGTGGAAGGTTAAGAGAGGCCTTTTCAAAGTGTACCTGCACGTGACCACTCTTCAGACTAGGATAGGCTAGAACCTTATCAGAGTAGGCTAGCATATAACCTGTATCTTCTTGTATTTCACTAGAGTAGAGAAGGGACAGATCAGAGAAGCAATAGACATAGACCTTGTTATACGTGGCTACCAGAATTCTACTACGATAGATTCTAACTAGAGACACTTGCGAACGAAACTCAAGCTCTGCTATAACCTTTTTCATACTGTCATCCCAGATCATGACCTTGTTCTTGACAGAGGCTGGATTAGATCCACCTCCTACCAAGGCTAGAATGTTGCTCTTGTCTACCATTTCTACAATGCCTATTCCTCCCAGTTCTCTAGCATACCTGAGTTTACAAGGGGAGATGTTCCAAATCTCGAAACCCTTGGTTGTACCAACACAAAAGCAAGTATGGTCCGTGTTAAAATTAAAGTAGAGAATGCTCTCGGGAGGAGAGGAGTCTTGTTGCTTCATGGTTTTTAATATCCCCTGGTTATTAAAAACTAGTACGTATAAATTATGGATGAACTTGAGGAAAGCATGAAGATACTTTTGGAGGACAGAGATGGCGGTGATGAATTACAACTATATAAAACGTCACCCTTGTCGTTGCGATTGCAGGCAAGATAAGATAGTAGAAATAGAAAAGACCATTTTAGAGAGGATAATATTACTAAACCGTGAGCTTTATGTCCCTCTTACCAACCATATAAGGTAGGTTATGTGTTCTTCAAGGTTAAGAATAATGTTACAGAGGAAATCAGGCCTCGTCTGGACTAAGATTAGCCCAGGTTTATACGCAGATCCTTACTCGGTTAGATATAACTTTGGGTAACCTTTGTACCAAACTAACCCACCTCTACCTTTACTCTCAAGGTTACCTTTCTCTGCAAAGTTAACTTAGCTACCATTGCTCTCAAGAGAACCTTTGTACCAAACTAACCCACCTCTATCTTTACTCTCAAGAGAACCTTTGCACCAAACTAAACCCAGGGTAACCTTTGCTCTCAAGAGAACACTCTCTACAAAGTTAACCCAGAGTAACCTTTGTACCAAACTAACCCACCTCTCTTTGCTCTCGAGAGAACACTCTTACCAAACCAGCTTAGGTAACTTTTACTTTGTAAAGTCTGGAACTTCCAGACTCTGCAGAGAGTGTTATCTGCAAAGTTAACCAAGAGCAACCTTTGCTTTACTTGGAGGTAGCTGAAGATACTTCTTTGCAATGTTAACAGAGGTACTAAACTAACCTGGAGTCTAATCCGAATCTTTCCCTGTTGTGTCCAGTAGGATTCGATCCAAGTCTAACTTGTATAGAGAAAAGGCAACCGGACTAACATAGAACATCACCTTGAGAACAATCCAGTTGGGCTGGTGAAGGGTAACCTTAGATGTTAGTTATCTATCGTATACGATAGATAACTTTGTAAAGTCTGGAAGTTCCAGACTCTGTAGAGAGTGTTCTCTTGAGAGCAAAGGTTACCCTGGGTTTAGTTTGGTTTGGTACAAAGGTTACCTTGAGAGCAAAGGTTACCCTGGGTTTAGTTTGGTTTGGTACAAAGGTTACCTTGAGAGCAAAGGTTACCCTGGGTTTAGTTTGGTTTGGTACAAAGGTTACCTTGAGAGCAAAGGTTACCCTGGGTTTAGTTTGGTACAAAGGTTACCCTGGGTTTAGTTTGGTACAAAGAGTAACCTTGAGAGTAAAGGTAGAGGTGGGTTAACTTTGTAGAGAAGGGTTACCTTGGGAGCAAAGGTTACTCTTGGTTTAGTTTGCAGAGAAAGATAACCTTGAGAGCAAAGGTTACCCTGGGTTAACTTTGTAGAGAGTGTTCTCTTGAGAGCAAAGGTTACCTTGGGTTAACTTTGTAGAGAGTGTTCTCTTGAGAGTAAAGATAGAGGTGGGTTAGTTTGGTACAAAGGTAACCTTGAGAGTAAAGATAGAGGTGGGTTAGTTTGAGAGCAAAGGTTACCTTGGGTTAACTTTGTAGAGAAGGGTTCTCTTGAGAGTAAAGATAGAGGTGGGTTAGTTTGAGAGCAAAGGTTACCTTGGGTTAACTTTGT